GGTTAATCCCTGTATTACACCTGATAGATTGGATAAAAGGCAGAATGGCAGAAGATTTAAAGAAAATAATGAGGAAATGTTTACTATAACAGGGCAGGATAGACATGGAGTATTACAAATAGATAAATTAGGTAACATTTATCCGTCAAACCATGAATCTGGAGATATTTATAATATTAATGGTATTTGTGGTTATTTGGGTTCTCAAGGAAATCATGAACAGGACATATTCTTAAAAGAAAAAATAAGAAAATTAACACCTTTAGAATGTTGGCGTTTAATGGGGTTTGATGATAAAGATTACTGGAAAACAAGAAATAGATTAGAAAAAGTTTATTATAATGGTAGAGATAGGTCAGATAGTCAAATGTATAAAATGGCAGGTAATAGTATTGTAGTTAATGTTTTAGAATTTATATTTAAAAGTTTATTTGGTGAATAAAAATAAAATTAGAAAGGATGATTCTTATTTCAAATATTAAGGAAAATAATATACCTGATGGTATGATAAAATGTAGGGAATGTGGAATTGTTGTACCTAAACATAATTCAAGAGGTGGACTTTGTAGAAAATGTTATGAATATTTTTATTTGAATAAAAAAAGTGAAAAACCACATAAAAATTATTTCGAAAAAGAATCTAAGAGAGGTGGTCTTTTATGAAATTAATTAATGATATAAAAAAATTAGATAAACCTATATATGATTATAAAATAAAAAGTAGTAAAGAATTAAATAAATATGAAAAAGAAGTCCATGTTTCTCTTAGAGATGATGGTGTATATTTTCATTCAGATAAAAAAACTGGTATTAGATGGGCGATTGAATTATTAAATTTTAATGATGCTAAATTTGTTAGATTATATTTAGAAGAAAATGCAATTGTAAGTATTTGTATAATTACTTCTTGTAATTTTATTTCTTTTAAAAGTAAAAAAAGAAAATCAAGTGGTGTTAGTAATTGTTTTAGTATGCCTTCTAATTATAAAAAAGCAGAAAAATATTTTAATAATAATTAGTTATATAAATTTATGCAAATTATATAGTAAAATTTTATGTTTAGATGAACTATACCATTAATGTTAATTTAAATTTCATTATAGTTATATGTATATTTGTGAGCAACCTTAAAATTAAAAGTATGGTTTATGAAGAAGATAATTATATATATATAATTTTTTAATAATATTTATTTATTTTACTTGTATTTTGAGTATTATTTGATTATAATATAATATAAATATAAAATAATAATTAAGTAAAAGGTGGAGATAATTAATGAAATTTAGGAAATATCAACATATAGAAAGGTTTGGTACTGATAATGTTAAAGGAATTAATATAGGTACTTGTTATATCTATACCAAAATTGACGGTACTAATGGAAGTGTTTGGTTAGGTGATGATGGAGAGATTAAAGTTGGTAGTAGAAATAAAAAATTAGGATTAGGTAAAAATGAAGATAATCAAGGTTTTTATAAATACATTAAAAAACAGGATAATATAAAAGAATTTTTTAAAAAATATCCCAGATTAAGACTATATGGTGAATGGTTAGTACCTCATACACTTAAAACTTATAGAGAAGATGCTTGGAGAAAATTTTATGTATTTGATGTTTTGGATGAAAGTGGAAAAGAGCCGAAATATTTAACTTATCTAGAATACGAACCACTATTAGAAGAATATGACATAGAATATATTCCACCTCTTGCAGTAATTGAAAATCCTAAACGTGAAAATTTAGTTAATCAACTTGATAAAACAGGTCAATATTTAATTAAAGATGGAGAAGGTAAAGGTGAAGGGATAGTTATTAAAAATTATGATTTTGAAAACAAATATGGTAGAAAAGTTTGGGCAAAAATTGTTAGAAATAATTTTAAAGAAAAACATTACAAAGAAATGGGAGCACCAAAGATGAAAGGTAGTAAATCAGTTGAAGAAAAGATCATAACTAAATATGTTACCAAACCATTAATAGAAAAAGAATATTCTAAAATAGTAAATGAAAAAGATGGTTGGAAAAGTCAATATATATCTATACTGTTTGATAGAGTATTTCATGCTTTATTTACAGAAAAAGCTTGGGATATTATTAAAAAGTTTAATAAACCTACAATAGATTTTTTTGATTTACGAGAGTTAACTATTCATAAGATCAAGCAAGTTAAATCAGATTTATTTTAAAGTAAAGGAATGTTATAGAATTTATTGGCAGAAAACCAGACGAGCTTGCCCCGAGGAGGGTCAAATTTTTAGTCATAATATTGATAAAAATTATTTTAAAAATAAATTAAATATTGGAGTTGGTTAATAGTAATGAAAGTTTTTATTGAAAAAAATGGTAGTATAATAGGTAGTTTTGATTATGAATTTAATGATTTACCAAATATGTTAAATATAATAAAAAAAAATAATAAAAAATATCAAATAATAGAAATATTATATAAAGAAAATAGTTTAAAAGAAGTAAAGGTACAAAAATATTTTAAATAAGGGGGTTTATATGGATAAAAAGATATTTTTAATATTAGGTGCAAGTGGTACTGGTAAAACTACATTAGGAAAACATCTTAAAAAATGAGGTGTTTCTGAATTAGTATCTTGTACTACAAGAAAACCTCGTAAAAATGAAATACCTGGAATTGTATATTATTATATATCTGATAAAGAATTTGATAAAAAAGATAAAGTAGTGTCAACAAAATATAGTGGTAATAGATATTGTATTACTAATAAAAAAGTAGAAAATAAATTAAAAAATAAAATTAAGGAGTTGTTTAAAAATTAAAATTGATAGTAAAAGAAAAGTAATATATGTAAGTCATCCATATAGAAATGATCCTAAAAATAATAAAAAAAATATAAAAAAAATAATTAATAATTTATATAAGTTATTTCCTCAATATTTATTTATATCACCTTTATATTTATTTGGTTATTTTAAAGAAATTGATGTAAATGAAATGCTTTATGATGATGATATTATGTTATTTGATTTAAAAGTAGTTAAATTATGTGATAGTATTTGGATATTTGATTATACTGATAATTCAGTTGGTTATAATAATGAAAAATTAGAAGCTTTAAAAAATGAATTAGAAGTTAGAACATTTAGTTGTGAAGAATACTATAAATTATTAAAAGGAGATGGTTTATATTAAACCTATTATTAGAGAAAGTAAAAATGGTATTTGGAAATATGTTTATTGTAATTGTGGAAATAGTGAAGAAATGATGAAATTAAAAGGTGATTATTTTGTATGTCCTACTTGTGGATTTAAAGTAAATAAATTTGAAATTAATTGGGGGTAATAATTATGAAAATAAAAGAAAAAGTTATATGGGAAAATAATATTGAATGTAAATTTGATAATAAAAATAAAGATAAATGTTTTTTGCATAAATTAAATAGATATAGATGTGATAATTGTTTAAAAAGTAACCAGGATTTAATTAAAGATAGATTTAAAGTTGATGAATTTAATAGAAAAATTAATATAAATAATCCTGATGAATGGGAAGGTAAAAAAGATGATTGAATATAAAATTGATGGTTGTAGAAATTTAACTAATAAAGATAATGGTCTTTGTTTATTCCATGATTATAAATATGATTTATGTAAATATTTTTATTGTCAACTACTCGACAATTGAATTACCGAGTATTCTTGCCAAAATTTATTAAAAGGAGGGTTTTGTTGAAATTAAGAGACTTTGAACATGTAAATAAAGAGAATAGAAAGTATGATAAAAAAGGAATCCTGCCAGTAAGACAAAACAAAAATGATGCGGGGTATGATTTTTATACCCCCATTGATTTTGCTGTGCCAGCTGGAGGGTATCAAACATTTTTTACTAATGTTAAGGCCTATATGCAAGATAATGAATGGTTGTCATTAATCATAAGGAGTTCACTTGGATTTAAGAAGAAATTAATACTGGTTAATGCTGTTGGTGTGATTGATTCTTCTTATTATAATAATTCTGATAATGAGGGAAATATAGGCTGTTGTATTTATAATACTTCTGACGAAGATTTGTTTTTTAGTAGAGGAGATAGAATTTTCCAGGGAATTTTTCAGAAATATCTAATTACAGATAGCGACAGTACTGTTTTAAGAAGAAAAGGCGGCATTGGTTCTACTAATTAAAGGAGGATTTATCTAATAATGGAATTAAGAAAATACTATAAAGATTTTGATATTGATGAAGTTTTTGGTGAAAATGAAGGTGGTAAGATAGTTGATGAAATAAAAGTAACCAGGATAATATTATATACTGTAAATGATACTACAATTTTTATTGACTGTTGTAATGAAAAAGAAGCAAAAGATATTAATTTAAATAGCTTAAATAGCTTAAAAGATCATATTAAGTTTATAGATAAAAATACAGAACAATATAAAAGAGAAATCTTAATTTATTTAGACCAAGTCGAGTTTATAGAAACTAGAGAAGATTTTATTTTAAAAGCTGAAGATTTTTCAGTTACACTACCTGAAGAAGAGGATGATGAAATTGCGTGATAGAGCATATATAATTCATCCCTATGCTAACAACTCAGAAGAAAATTTTAAGAGGGTAGATAAAATATGTCGATGTGTTAAAAGAGATTATGGAGATATGATATTACCAGTATCACCGATTCATTTCTTTTCTTATTTTGATAAAGATGAACCAAAATTTAGAGATGACGTTATGCAATTTTCTACAGATTGTATTGAAAATATGAATATTGACAAAGGATTAATGTTTGGCATTTCTTCAGGATGTATGGATGAAGCTAATATTTGTCTAGAGCATAATGTACTTCTTTATATAGCTAAATACTATGATGAAGGAGATATTATTAAATCAATAAAATATGAATCTGCTGATGATAAAATAACAAAAGAAAATTATGTTGATCAAAAGTTTTATTTATAAAAAAGGGGGATAAATTAATTGCAAACAAAAGAAGATTATATTATAAAGAATGAGGAAGTTGATAGAGATTTAAGTGATAAAGCTATAAGAAAAAATAAATTTAATAAAATGATTGAAAGACTTAATAAGAAATATAAATCAGTTACTATAGAAAGTAAAGTTGCTGAAGACGGTATGGAAGGAAGAATCTATATATGTAAATATCCTGAAACAAATAATAAAAAACCTGTCCCTCCAAACATAGGCAGAAGAATTAAAGCTGTATATACCGATCCTTTTTTCACTTTTTATAACTATGAATATGACGATATAGAAGTTGATTTAGAAAAACAAATAGAGTTAGGTATAAATATTTTGGACAATTAATTAAAGGGAGAATTTAAATGAAAAATAGAGTAGTAACAAGTTCTGAGTTAAAAAAAGAGGATTACATACTCTGGAACGAAATAAAAACTATATTAATAGACAGGGTTGTTAATAGTCCTGGTATGGTTAAATTGGAAGCTGCTTATAATAAATATAATGATGGTGATTGCCTCCTTGAATTTGATGAAGATAAACATATGTGGGAAATACATGGTGAAAATACTGTAGTAACAAAAATAAGTGCCTGGAATATAGCGGACAGAATTTTAGCACAATAAAAAATTTATACAATAAATATAGAGGCCAGGATTAATTTCCTGGCTTTTATAAAATTTAAAGGGGGAAATAATTATGGAATCTCAATTAATTACATGTATCAAAGGAAGGAATTTTCCTGAAACTTGGGAAAAGTCTTTAAAAATATGTTGGCAGGATGGCAAAAGAGTTAAAACAGATTATGATAAAAAAGAAGATCCACCTTCTCGTGATATTACGGCAATGATGGTAGTTGAAAGACCTCATAGTGAGCCTATGTATCACCGAGCTGCTTTTCCTATGGGTATTAATGATCTAAATGATTATATAGATGAAGTAGTGGATGGCACCAGAGATCATCTTGCTGAGAAATTAGGTTATACATATCATGACAGAATGGCCAATTTTAGAGATAATCTAGAAGAAGATAATGGTATTAATCAATTTGATTATGTTGTGAATGAGTTAAAAAGATCAGGCTATTCCAGGAGAGCACAGATGGTTATCTGGAATCCAAAGGTTGATACTGTGAGTGGGGGTGAAGACGTACCCTGTCTGCAGAGACTCTGGTTTAGAATAATAGATGGCAAGTTAAATATGAATATACATATGCGTAGTAATGATTTATTTAAGGCTACTTTTTCTAATATGATAGCTTTTTATAATATACAACAACTAATAGCTGATAAATTGGATGTTCCTGTTGGAACTTACTGCCATATTGCTGACAGTTTACATATATATGGTTCTTATTTTGAAGAAGTAGAACAGACACTATCATCTTTTGAAGATAGAAGCTGGTCTGAAAGAACCTGGAGCAGTAAAGAGATCGAGGTGCTTATTTAAATGAACAATGAAAACAAAAATAGATTCTATTTCCCAATCACAATAGGAGATAGAGTTGAAACACCTTTAGGTAAAGGAGAAATTGAAAGATTATATATTTATAAAAATAAAATATGGTATGTTGTAGATTTTGATGATGGAGGTAAGAGAGGATATAAATTTGATGATATAGAAAGGGATAATGATTTTAGTAGAGAATTTTTTGAAGAGTATTTTGAAGTTAGTAATGGAGAGAGTACTTTTGGAACTTATGATAAAGATGAAATATTTCAGCATATCAAAAATAATTATACTAAAAAACAATGTGAAGTGTTAAAGAAAATCCCTTTTAAAATAAAAGAAATGTGTGGTGTAGATAATTTAAAGGTTCATGTAAGTCATGACCCTGAAGTGCCTAATTATTCTACATTAATTATATATGCAGAAAATGATTTTTGTCAGGATAAAAGAATGAGATTAGAGGATAAATTCATTGATTGGAATGTTGATTATGAAATTGAAAATGATGTAAGTTTAGTAGGTATAGTTAGATTTTAATTTAGTAAAAAAAGGAGAGGTTTTTATGGAAGAACTATTAGAATTGGTAAAAAATAAAGGAAGAGAAAATGTAAATTATCCACAATTTATAAAAAATAATATCTTACACAATGGCGACAGATTATTATATTTAACGCTAACAGGAAGTCATTTATATGGTTATGAAAATATGAAATAATATCTTATATTTAGAGAAAGTGCAAAATGTCAATTATGTAAAAAATATAAAAGCAAAGATAGTTGGAATATTCATCATTTAGTTCCAAAAAAAAGATGGTGGTACTGATACTCCTGATAATCTTGCTTTGCTTCATAGCGAATGTCATGAAAAACTTCATAATAATAATTTAGATGAAAAGATTGAACAAAAAACAAAGAATTTGATCAATAATGGTAGTAAAAATTTCAAATATACTACGTTCATGAATATCATAAAGAATAAGCTTTATAGAGATTTGTCTAATATATATAATGACAAAGTTAATTTCACATACGGATATATTACTAATATTAATCGCAGATAATTAGGATTATCAAAAACTCATTATAATGATGCTATAGTAATGAATAAAAAATCAATAGAAAATTATGTTGATTCAATATATATTAAGCAGGTTCGCAAAAAGAAACGGTCATTACATGAAGCTATTCCTCGTGCTGGCAGAGGTAATAAAATAAATTGTAACCAAAAACGTAATTCCAAAAACACTAAACAAATCTTTAAGAATAATAAATTGTGGTCATTATGGGATAAAGTATATATTTCAAAATTAGAAACATCAGGTTTTATATCAGGATTCACAGGGAAATGGATATACGTACAGGACATAAATGGAGAATATTTACAGTTGCCATCTAAATCCTATAAGCAAATAAATTCTGATAATATAAAGTTGATATGTAGGAATAATAACTGAATTAGAAAACAAATATCATAGGCAATTCAATTGCCGGGAGGTTCACATAGTGGTATTCTTTTGGAGTTTGTAGTATGCAAATTACTACTACTAAAGATATGGCAAATAGACTTAAAGATAAATTTGTATTAAAATTAATTAAAAGTGATTCCAGCAGAAACAACTGAAAAAATAATTTATGAATAGAGAGGTTCTAAAATAATGCAATCAAAAATGGAAAATAAAACTAAAATGTTTACTGGCGTGATGGTAAAAGTATAAATCCTAAAACTGGTAAATTATTGACTATTAACTATAAAATGAATCGGGTTTGTAAAAGGTGTGAGGATCGTTGTGGAAAGGTAGAGTTAATTATTTAAAAAATAAATGGGAAATAAATTAGAATTTAAATTATTTATTTTTTTTTAAAAATAAATTCAGAATATTCTTAATATTACTTGTATTTTTTGTAAATTTAAGGTATAATATAATATAAGGATATTAAATATGAAAGGGGAATAAAATTGCAACAAATATATGATACTAATATATTAATAGATGAACCAGATATCTTATTAAAATCAGATTGTGTAATCCCTTATTTTATTTAGATGAGTTAGAAAATAATAAAAATGATTTATATGGTGCTAGACAAACTATTAAAAATATATTAAATAATGATATAAAATGTAAGAATATGAAAGTGAGTGGAGATACTAATGATGAAAAATTAATTCAGTTAGGTATAAAAAATATAAAGTTTTTACTAAAAATGCTGCATTATTTTTAAAAGGTAAGTCTAGAAAAAGTAATATTTTTTATTATACAAAAGATAAACAAAGTTTGTATGAAGGTTTAATTAAAAAAGAATTAGATCCTAAAATGATTGATAGATTATATAATAAAGATAAAATAAAAACAAATATGGATTTATATGAGAATCAATTTATTGATAGTGAAAATATGATTTGTAGATATAAAGAAGGTTTTTTACATAAAATAAAATGGAATAATAACATGGAAGGTGTAGGTAAATTAAATAGAAAACAAATAATGTTATCTAATTTATTATTTGATAAAAAAGTTACAGTTGTAAGTATTATTGGAGGTGCAGGTTCAGGTAAAACTAGTTTAGCAATTAATAGTGCTATAAAACAAGTTAAAAGAGGGCAATATGATAAAATAATATTAACAAGACCTAAAATACAAAAAGGTTTTAAAGAAGAAAAGTTTGGTAGTTTCCCTGGAACTTTATCAGAAAAACTTAATCCTTTTTTACAACCTTATTGGGATAATATTAAAGAATAAACAATGTTGAATTTTGAAGTTGAAGGTTTATCATTGATACAAGATAGAAATATTGATAATTCTATATTATTAGTAACAGAAGCACAGAATATACATCCTAATGATATGGATTGTTTTATTGAATACATAGATAAAAATGCTAAAGTTATATTTGAAGGTGATATAGAACAAATTAATAATAAAAAATTAAGTAAAAATTATAATGGTTTAACTTGTTTAATAAATTATTTGAAAAATCAAAAATTAACAGGTAGTATATTATTAAATGAAATAATGAGAAGTGAAACTGCTAAACTTGGTAAAATATATAGAGAAAAATTAGGAGGTAATTAAATTGTCTTTTTTATTAGGTTTGATTTATATTATTTTTAAATCAAGTTTATTAGTAGCTATATTAAAAAGTGGTTTAAGTGATAATTTGATATATTGTTTTATATTTATGTTAGTTTTAGTTTTTTTAAATATTCTTGAACGAAATATAAGTAAAAAGGAATTAATAAAAGAGGTAATTTTAAATGAAAAAAACAAAATGGAATAAAATAAAATTAAATAATATTTTATTTGATATTTTAATAAATAATAAAGATAGATATAATGATTTATTTAAACATGAATTTATTGAAAATATCATTGGTAAAACTGCATATGATTTTAATAATAATACAGGTGTTGAATATGATGATACTGAAAATATGTGCAGAGAAATTATATTTAATTTATTAGAAGATGAATTTAAAGTAGATGATAATATTTATATTGCCAGAGATTTTTTAAGTTTATTAAAATGTATTTTATATAAAAGATTATTTAATTATAAAAATAAAATTGATTTTAGAGAATATAATAAAGAAACTTTAGTGATTAATTTAAGTGGTTTGAATATTAATATTGAAAGTTTAAATGATAAATTTATTGAGAAAGATTTTTCTGATGAAGTTAATTCTAAATTATATTTAAAAGAATTTAGGAAAGTATTATCTAAACGTGAAAAAGAAGTTTTTAATTATATTTTTATAAAAGATTATACACAACAAAAAATAGCAGATAAATTAAATGTATCACAACAAGCTATAAATATTTATAAAAATAGAATATTAAAAAAAATTAAAAAGTATGTTTGTAATAAATGAAACAAAAGGTTGGTATCATTAGTGACTTAGGAAAATTTAAGTCATATTGGGAGGAATACAATGGAAGTAAGATATACAAGACCTAATCCTGAAAAAGATAATAAAATAAGTATTGCAAAAGTTAAGAAAAAATTTAAAAAAGAAGCTAAAAAACTTAATTTAGATGTAATGAAGATTGATACCATTATTATTGGTTGTGAAACATTCTATAATCCTTATAAGTATAAAAGTTTCAATAGATGGTGTTAATTAACTAGATAATTAAAATATAACGCTATAAGTTTATAAAATTATAAGAGGTGATAAAAAATGAAAAAAGTATGTAGAGATTGTGATGCTGTAAATGAAAGTTATAGAGTTTATTGTAAAAAATGTTCTTCTGAATTATATTTTAATCATGAAGAAAAAGAATTAAAAAAAGTTTTAGTTTAGTTTTTATACTCATACAAGGTAAGGAAGGGAAGGTGATAATGATTGTTTTATTGGGATGATAATCCTAAAATAGAAAAAAAGATTAGCTGATTTATATGATGAATATGGTAGTGATTATAATAAAATTAATCAAATACTTAATAATGAGTTTGGTCATATAAAAGAATTTACAAAAGATTCTACTAGAAATAGAATTAGAAGAAGTCCTATAATTGATTATATACCTAATAAAAGAGGTAAAGGAATATTTGCTAATTTAAATGATGATGAACCTATTTCTAATTATGAAGAAGAGAAAAAAAGAATTAAAAAAATAAATAAAAAATTTATAAATAAATATTCTGATAAAGAAATAAAAGTTTTAACTATTAATGATTTACATGTTCCTTTTACTAATATTGATGTTTTAGAAACAATAATACATAAAAATCAAGGTGCAGATATATTAGTTATTGCTGGTGATTTCTTAGATTATAATTCTATTAGTAATTATGGTCAAGTTAAAAATATTGATGTTAGTAAAGAATACAAAGTAGGTTATAAAACTTTAAATGAATTATCTAAGATATATGATGAAATATATATAATAAATGGTAATCATGAAAAAAGGTTAAAAAATTATTTTAAATATAAAATAATTACAGGTTTAAATGGTTATTTAATGGACAAACATAAACCTTTAGCTGAAATTACTAGGTATTTTGATAATATAACTTATATAAATCATTGGTGGATGAAATTACGAGATTTTATATTTGCTCATCCTAGTAGATATAGTAAAATTACTTTAAGAACAGTAGAAAATGCTGTTAAATATTTTATAAAAAATAAAATAGATAAAGAATTTGGTTTTTTTGAAGGTGTAGGTATTGGTCATACACATAGAATTGGTAGTGGTGAAGCTTTTGGTAGATATGCTTATGAGTTTGGTTGTATTATTAATAAAAATGTAGATTATAGGCATAGAAATGCTAAAAGTAATAAATGGGAATATGGTTATGGTATAGTTACATTTAACAATTGTAAGATGGATTATAATAAGACAAAAGATTTTAAAATAGATTAATATTTTTTAAAGGATAACTATTTAATAAAGGTCATTTCCCTGCCTTTTTTTGTTATCTTTTTTTTATGTAAAAAAATAAAAAGGTGATTATTATGGCGAGAAAAAAACTAACATATTGGACAGTTAAACAAAATGAAGATTTAATTGATGATGATTTGATACAGGATGCTATTGATTTATTACAAAAAAGATTTAATAGAATGAGTGAATATATTGAAGAAAAATATCCTGCAAAAAAATGTTCAGAGTGTGGTAATAAAGAATTTGATTATTATCATAATAAAGCTATATGTACTAATTGTGGAAATAAAATTGATAAAATATTAGAACATCAAGAAGCTGTAAAGTTAGGTTGTACTTCAAGAAAATTATATTCTGTAATTAAAGAAGTATTTTCTATTAGATTAGCTAAAAAAAGAAATGAACAAAAACCTAAAGAAAAAGATTTGAGAAATTTAAAATATTCAATAGATGATTTTAATTCTGGAGAATATACTCAATCTGAAATAGAATTTTTAAAGAAAAGATTTAATGAATTGATGGAACAAACAGGTAAAGCAAAAGGTGCAGATCCTATGATGATTCGTTCTATGGTTATTAAAGAATTGCAAATTTATAATATTGAACGTAAAGAAGCAGTAGGTATTGAAGTTGATAGAATGAAAGCGAAAGATATTTATGCTTTATATAGAGATTTAACTTCTGATTTACAATTTAGTAAAGGCACAAGAGAAAATGAAGATGAACAGGATGCTTTAACTATTTTAATAAGTGAGGATGAAGAATTAAATGAAGATTTAAATATAGATAATGAATTTAAAGAATTTATGCAGGAATTTACTGAAATTAAAAAATATAAAAAAGAAGCTAAAAAACGTAGAGAAAAGTCTGGTAATTTTTATGGTTAGAAAATTAACTGAAAGAGAAAAGAAATTATATAAAATATTTCAATTTTCTAAAAGATTTCCTGCATATGGAGCAAAAAAAATATTAAATGTAAATTTACCAATTTATCAAATGGATATGTTGCAAAGAATGTGGTGGCATAAGTATCCTTTATATTTATGTTCAAGACGTACTGGTAAAACTTATGTAATTGCTGTTGGTTTATCAGAAAGAGCATTATTATATCCTAAAACAAAAATTGGTATTGTAGCACCTGTTTATAGACAAAGTAAAAATGTTTTTAATGAAATTGAAAATATAATGAAAAGTTCTGATTTTTTTGGTTCGCAAATAATAGGTAATCCTATTCATGGTTCTTCAGAATTTAAAATAGAATTTAAAAATGGTAGTACAATAATTGCTATTCCTTTATCGGATAATATTCGTTCTTATGGTTTTAATATTATACATATTGATGAGTATGGTTTTAGAGAAGGAATGAATAATGATGTAGAAAATATTATAGAACCTATGATATTAACTAAAAAAGAATTAAAAACTGGTAAGAATAAAGAAATTACTGATATTGGTAATCAATTAATTATTAGTAGTACTGCTAATTATGAAGGTTCTGATTTACATTTAAAATTAAGACATTATCAAGAACAAATAGAAAAAAATGATAGAGAATATGACATTATTAGTTATGATTATAGGGATGGACTTAAAGCTGGTCTTTTTGAAGAAAAAATGGTTAAAAAGAAAGTTAAACAAGCTGATAGCATAACAAGAAAAAAAGAATATTTGAATATTTTTATTTCTGGTGGTTCTGATTATATTTCTTATGATTTAATTCAGAAGAAGGTTATTGATAATAAAGAATATGTAGATGTTGAAAATAATAAATATAAAGAACCTGAAACTAAATTAGAATTAAAACAACCATTAGATAAACAAGGTAATCCACTTGATAAATATGCTTTAATCTTTGATGATGCTGATCAGGGTAATGATAATTTTTGCTATGGTGTATTTAAAATAGATGGTAATATTAAAAGATTAGTAAAATTAGAAGCTTTAAATAATGCACCTATACAGGAAAAAGTAAGAAAAATAAGAGAAGTATTAAGAAATTTTAATATTTTATTTATTGCTTGTGATCAAAGACATAAAGGTGTAACTGATAATTTAGCTGAAAAATTCTACTATTCTGATGGTAAAGTTGGAGTACCTATTTTAATGGAAGATGATGAAGAACAATTAGAATATGTAAGAAATAGATATGGTAGAAGTATTGATTATAGAAATATTATTAAAGTTCATAATTTTTCTGGTAATACAAATGAATTACGTGCTAGACATTTTCTCAATGAAATTGAAAAAGATAGATTTAAAATACCTGCACCTATTTCACAAGATACTAAAAAAGAAATTAAATTACATAATGAATTTAAAAAAGTTGTTAATGAGATTATTAGTATTAGACCAAAAGCATCTGGTAAATATATGCAATATAGGTCTGCAAAATCTAGACAAAGAAAAGATAGATTTACAGTTTGTGAGTTAGGCACATGGATGTGTGATGAATTTATTAAAAATGATTTTAAACAAGAAGAAAACGTATATGTAGGTGGTTGGAGAAGTAACCAATAAGAAAGGAGGGGATTGATATAGTTAAACAATTAAATTTATTTGGGAAAGAAGAGGAAGTTGTGATTGGTAATTATTCCAATAATATTAATGATAGTGATTATTATACTGATAGTATAGATTGGGATAGTTTAACTCCTTCTTTAATTGATAAAGTGAAACCAAATAATCGGAAAGATACATTAAAAAAAGCTAGAGAATATGTTTGGACTACTGCTTTATTATATGCAATTATTAAGATGAAATGTGATTTTGCTTCTGCTGGTTTAAGAGTTGTTTCAGAAAACGATAAAGTTCATGATTATTTTAATAAGTTATATTTTGAAAAATTAGATATACAAAAATATGTTCGTAATGCTAATTTTGAATATTTTACTGCTGGTGAATTTACACCTCATTTTAATTTTAATGGTTCAGAACCTAATTATATAACTATTTTTAATCCAGAACTTGTGAATGTAAAATCAGCTATGGGTAAAGATTTTATATTTTTAAAACCTTCTAATGATGTTCAAGTTTTATTAAATACAGAGGATAAAAAAATAGAAAAAGAATTAAGAAAAATTATACCTAAAGAATTTATTAAAAAATGGAAAAGAGGTAAAGAAGTTCATATTGAAAATGCTAAAAGATATTTAAATCTTAAAGCATATCATGAAAAAGAACCTCATAGTCCAATAGAACCTATTTTTAGTGAATTAGAAATATTAAGAAATTTAAAAGAAGCTGATTTTGCTACTGCTAAAAAGTTAAAACAATTATTTTTACATGTTAAAGTAGGTAGTGAAAAGTTAAATAATGGTAAACCAGTTGATAAAGATATAATGGAAGGTGTAAAAGATTTATTTAATGATCCTTACAAATCTGCTGAATTAATTACTCAATATTTTGTAGATCTTGATTATAAAATACCTGACCTTAAAATTTTTAGTAATGAGAAATATCAAGGTGTAATTATTCATATTTTATGGTGGGCTGGTTGTCAAATGTTTTTTAGTGATGGAGATAGTTATTCAAAAGGTGTAATTAAATTAAAACCATTAAAACAAGAAGTTAGAAATGCTAGAAAAGAGATAAAAAAATCTTTAGATGAATTTAATAGGAAGGTTTCTGAACGTCAAGGTTTCACTTATTATGGTAAAACTATTGTACCTAGAGTACATTTTAATGAATCTGCTTTAGATGATGAAAAACAAATAAATGATATGCTTAAATTTTTATATAATACAGGAACATTATCAATAGAAGAATTACATGAAAAATCTGGTTATGATTTCAAATTTCAAATGGATAAAAAAGAAGAAGAAAAGAAATATGAAGATAATGTTTATTTACATTATGAAAGTAGTCAAGGTATGGGTGGTGTAAATAAAGATGGTGGAGAAAATGATGAAGGTGATGAAAACAATACACAACAACCTAGACCTAATAGTTAATTATCATAATAAGGAGGTGAATTGTATTTGAGCGAAAAAATATTAAGAATTAAAAATAAAAATAATAATAGTGCAGAATTATTATTATATGGTGATATTTTAAGTAGAGATTTATGGTGGTTAGAAGAAAATTATATATCACCTCAAAAAGTAATTGAGGAATTAAAAGAAATTGGTGATATTGATACTTTAGATGTAAGAATTAATTCTGATGGTGGTGATTTAATATCAGCACAAGCAATACTATCTGGTTTAAAAAGATTTGATGCTACTGTGAATGTTTATATAGATGGTATAGCAGCTAGTGCAGCTACAATTATAGCAATGGCAGGAGATAAAATTATAATACCTTCTAATGCTTTAATGATGGTACATAATCCTTTAGTAGAAGTTTATGGTAATGCAGATGAACTTCGTGAGTTAGCAGACAGGTTAGAAACTTTAAGAGAATCTATGATTGCTGCATATATGAAAAAAATTAATATTTCTGAAGAAGAATTAATTGAATTACTTGATAATGAAACTTTCTTAACAGCAGATGATTGTGTAGAAAAAGGTTTTGCTGATGAAATAGAAAGTGAAAAAATTGCAGCTTCAATTAGTAATAATCAATTAATTATGAATGGTATTAAACATAATTTAAATAAATTTAAGCAACCTGATAAATTAGTTGCTAAATATAATAATAATATAAATAACAAATCAAAAAAAGGAGTGAAAGAAAATATGGCATATAAAGAATTTAAGACTGAAGAAGATTTTAATTCTTTTAAAAATGATTATAAAAAAGAATTAAAAGAAAATGAAGATTTTATTAATAGTATTAGAAATGGTTATATATCAATAGAAAATATTATTAATGAATTTAAGAATTTAAAATTAGAAGGTGAAGATTTAAAAGATATTAAAAATTCTGTAAAAGGATTAAAAAGTAATTATGAAAAAGAAAAAGAAAAGTTTGAAAATTACAAAAAAGAAGTTAAAGAAGAAAGAATATTTAATTCTAGAAAAACTAAAATGGTTAATGCTGGTTTAGAAGTTGAAGATGAAAATAAAGAAGAAATTACTAACATGAGTAAGAAAGCATTTAATATGATTATTAAAGCTGCTAAATTAAATAAAAAGAATGATAATGATATTGATAATGATTTTGATCCTAATTTAAATTTGATTGATGATGAATCTGAAGATGAAGACTTAGAAATAGTTAGTAGTTTATTTTAGTTAAGCACTTAATAAAGGAGGAAAATAAATAAATGAAGAGAGCATATACAAATTTTATGATGGGTTTTTCTGATAAAGGTTTTAATGCAAATGAAGTTGGAGAAGATGTAGTTGCAATTTATAAATCTAAGTCAACTTGGACTAGTGATGGAGATGGTGAAAAAGAAGTAGGTACACCTATTCAAATTGATTTAAGTGAAAGTTTTGAATTGAAAGTATGTCCTGATGGTCAAGTACCTGATGGTTATTTACAATTACCTGTAAAAGAACCTTATCCTGATGAAGATGATTTTTATATTCAAAGAAGAAATAGGAAATTTATTGTAGCGGGTAATCCAGCACCTTTCGTTATTAATAAAATGGGTGGAATGTTAGATACTAAATTACTTGCAGATGGATATACATCTTCTAAAGATGATGATATTTATATTAATGGTGGTAAATTTTCTGATACAGATCCACTTGATGGAGAAGGTATTAGTATTGGTAAAGTTATTGATACTAAAACTTTAAATGATAATAGTTTTGCTGTAATTGCATTAAATGGTGGAGTATCTGATAGAAAATATACATTAGCAGAAAAGGTTAAAAAAATTAATATTACTGCTCCTGCTGATGGTAGTGAAAATGATACTGAATTTATTGTTCCTGAAAATGCTGTAGTACAAGATATAGTATTAAAGGTTAATACTGCTGAAGCTACAGGCACTACTAAAACTATTAGTGTAGGTATTGATAGTACAGATAGTGGAGATGCTGATGGTTATTTAGCTGGTGTTGATGTTTCTGGTACAGGGCTTGTAAAAGGTACACTTGCTAATAGTGGACAAACATTAGGTGAATTATTGACCGTTGATGAAGATGGTGCTGGTGCATTAGTACCTGAAAAAGATATTGCTAGTGGAGGTAAAGTATTAACATTTACTGCTGGTAGTGCTGACTTTGAAGAACTAGATGCAGATATATATGTATATTACTATGATTTAGATTAATCAAAACAATATGGAATATAAGGAGGAATAAAATAAATGATTTTTAAATCAAGTGTAAATGATAAATTTTATAAAAGGTTAAAAAATAAGGGAAAAGAATTAGAAAATAATAAAGAGAAAATTCAGAATTCTAAGAACTTAATTGAAGAACAGAATAAGTTTTTAACTAAACTTTCTAAAGGTGATCCAAAAATTAGACAGAAATTTACTAATGCTTTAGTTGAAAATGTAACAATAGCTATTCCTGCTCAAACAATGTTTGGACAGTTTTTTGAAATGGGTAACTTTACTCCTGATAGGAGAAGTTGGTATTACCCAGTTGAAGAAAATGATGTAGATATTGATAATGAAGTTGAAGTTTATAGAATTTATAGAAATGGTAATGCTCCTAGAGCAGAAGTACTTACTGATGAAACTTATGTACAAGTACAACCTTATCAAATTACATCAAAAGAATACTATATGGATAAATTTGCTTTAGAATTAGGTATTATAGAAGAACCTACTAGATTATATAATAAAGCAAGTGCAAATATTGCTTGGAAATTAGAAGATGATGCTGAAACTATTTTAACTAATGGATTGTATGATGATATAAATACTATCAATGGTATTGAGATTAGTGATAAGATTTCTAATTTCCCTTCTAGTAATGATTTAGATTTATCTAGTTATGGTGGAGTTACACTTAATACTTTTAAAGATATAGCTGTTTATGCTAAAAGAATAGGTCAAGAAATTGAAGCTATTTATGCACCTGTGAGTGTAGAAACTGATATGTGGGATTGGTTAGATGTACCTGAACAGTATGATGGTCAAGATGGTAATCCTCCTACTGAATTAATACCTACTGTATTAAGAGAAAAATTAGTTACAGAAGGTGTACCAGGACAATTATTTGGTAGAAACTTTAATATTCAATCAGTAAATACTCTTAATGATGATGCTACAGAAGATGCTATTTATATGTGGATTAAGTTTTCTGGTGGAGGGTCTGGTCATCTTAGATATTTGCAAGGTGGAAACTTCTCTGATGAGTATAGTCATGAAGATGCTAATAGACTTTATTATAATTTAAAGAAAACTCTTATGATGTTCCAAACACCTAAACAAAGAGTAAATTATGCTAGAGTAAAAATACAAGATAAAGCCTAGTAAATAAATAAAGAGGGGGTTATTCTCCTCTCATTATTTTAGGAAAGGGATGGTATGGTGTATATAAAATTATTAAATGATAACTTTGTAATAGGTAATAAATATTGCTGTGATGGTTTTACTGAAAAAATAGATGAAAAATATGAAGAAGATATAAAAAATAAAATTAATGATGGTTATGAAATTTTAATTTACAAAAATAATGAATGGATTAAAGGTAAAAAATATTTTAAAAAAGATAAAAAAGAATTAGAAGTAAAAAATGAAAATGATAAAAAAGAAAAAGAAGATAATAATTTAAAAGAAAAAGCTAAAGAATTAGGAATTGATAATTATTGGGTAATGAAAGAATCTACATTAAAAGAAAAAATTAAAGAACTTGAAGAATAAGGGGGTGGGTAAATGGCAACCTCCATTATTGATGAAATTGTTCCTAAATTTAGACGTGCAATTGCTGATACAGAAGAACCTTATGCTTATACAGATAATGCTTTATCAGAATATATAGAAGATTCTGTTGATCAATTGTATTTAGAATGGAAACATGATTATGTTGTAGATAGAGATAATCATGAAATAGAACCTGATGTAATTCCTGCTCATCAAATGTTAATTGTAATGTATTCTAAATTAGAAATGATGAAAAACAAACCTGATATAAGTTTTAAAAGTAACTCATTATCAGTAACACGTAAAAGTGATAATAAAAAAATATTACAAAATAAAATTGATGATGTAATTAATTCTATAGTTACTTTAGATTGTATTGGATTAACAAATACTGAATTAGATGAATATGCAAATAGATGGGAAAATTGGTTATATATAGAAACATTATAAATATTAGGAGGGTAAAGGGTATGGAAGAAGAAAAAGTTTTAGAAGAAATTTTAGAAATAGAAAATAGAAAAATTGCAGTATCTTTATTTAATTTTTATAGAGAAATTGATGGTATTAAAAAAGATATGGTAGATAGTCTTAATTTATTAGATGAAATTGCAGAAGGTTCAGTAAATAAAAAAGATTTACTAAGGAAGAAAATTTTAGATAATTTTAATAATTTACCTAGAGAAACTTTAAAAATGATAAATAAATTAAATAAACAACTAAAGGAGTGAGTTAATAGATGGCTTTAACAGATATTTGGTATGGATCAGAAATAAAAATATCTATTGGTAAATGGGAAACTGATACTTGGGTATATGAAGTAATCGAATATAGAGAAGGTTTTAATCCAGATACCCCTGATGACAGCGAAGGTATATATGATGGTTTAATTTATAAAGGTGAGAAGAAAATACAGGTAGAAGATTCTATTACATTATCACAAAAATTTAAAGGTTGGGGATTAGGTCTTGATGCTTATAATGGTTTAGATGGTTTAGTTATTAAAGCTGAAATTGTTCCTGATGAAGGGGATGCACCAACACAAGCAGAAAGATATTATACTAATTTTTGTGCTAGAAGACCTCAATTAAATGAAATTCCTAATCAAGGTGAATTTATGATTGAACTTAGTGGTAGATTTGATGATTATCAAGATACTGAACCCATAGGTTCTGAAGATTGGGTTATAGACCATGCATAGTAAAAATTCGAAATGAAGGAAGTGGTGATATATAAATGGCAGAAATTACTAGACAAAATTTAAGTTTATCAGGTACTTCTTTAAATTATGTATCTGCTAGTGATGGTGGAGATTATTTTAGAAATAATGATTCGACTAATTTATTTATAAAAAATACAGATGTTTCTAGTTTAACAGTTACTATTTCTGCTCAAAGACAATGTAACCATGGTTTTTTACATGACCAAGAGATTACAGTTGCAGCAGGAGAAGAAGTTGTAATAAGTGAAATGGAAACAAGTAGATTTAATGATGAAAATGGAGATGTACAAATAGATTATAATGATTATACTTTAGCAGAGGTGGCAGTTGTTCGATATTAATTTTTTAAGGTGGGAATAACGGTATGGAAACACGTAATAACTATACCGTTATTGCGTGTTTTTTTATTATGAAAGGAAGTGAATTATGAAAGATAGAAAATTATTTGAAAATACAAAAGAAACTTTATCTGCTAATGGTGTATATGAAAGCGATTCTTATCGAATACCTACATATGATGAAATATGTGGCAAAATTTATGCAGATCAAAGTGGTACTTTCCAAATTCTAGAATCTGATGATAAAGAGGAATATGATGTAACTCATGAATTTACTATAAATAGTGAAGAAGTTACTCTATATAATCATGAATTATTTTGTAATTATGCAAAAGTTAAATTTATAAATGATAGCGTAGATCAAACTGAATTTAGATTAAGTTTGTATTTTGATTAAAAGAGAGAGGTGTAAATAAATGGGAATAAAATATTCTTTAGATTATTTTAATTTATGGAATAGAGTAAAAGAATGGGTGGCAAGTGAAAATACAGACTCACCTTCTGTACATCCGACTGATGGTAGTAATAATAGTTTAGTAGATGTAGATGGTAACTTAAAAATAAAAGGTGAAATGCAACAAACGGGTAGTATTGTTGCAGTTAATTCAGATGGTTCTCTAGAAAGCGAACAGCCAAAAGAGTACAGATTCGAATCTGGCAGCACGAAACCTACAGGAGATATCCCAAAATTTTCTACTTTAATCGAAATGGATGGGACTAATGAATACTATTATGACGGAACTCAATGGGTGTTGATGTAATATGAGTAATTTATTCCAAGCTAGAAGACTGAAAAAATATGTGCAGGATAGTAGAGTATTCGGTGTGTATTGGGATAGAGATTCTGACCCTGTTCTCACCAGAACAGATGACGCAATTGGCAAAAATGCCAATGTAGGATTAGATTCGCAGCTAGTTCTTAATGATTTTGATAATCTTCCGATTTGGGGCGAAATGGAAGAAGTCACAGACTCGTTAGGAAATACTTTCATACGTATTCCAAAATTCTATATTAAAAAAGAAGTTGCCGAAAATTATCGAACCTGGAGAGTTTCAAAAGTACAATATGACGGATATTATCTTCCAAAAGTTTTTTGGGATTTTGATAATGATAGAGAACTACCTTATTTTGACTTTGCGAAACACAAAGCAACAAAAGATGGAGACAATAAATTACAATCAATAACCGATAAATATCCTTTAGTTGATGAAAATATAGTTGACATGAGAACTTATGCAGAAAATAACGGAGCAGGTTATCAGCAATTAGATGTACATGCTGTAGATGTAATTAGAACATTAATGATAATTGAATTCGCAACACTTAATATACAAACGATTATGAAAGGATTCAGCGAAGGAGAATATAGGGATAGTCACACAGCATTAATATCAGAAACAGGTGTTAATCGTATAGTTGTCGATAACAGTGTTGCAGACAATTACGAGATTGGTCAACCAATTTCTGTTGGTTCTAGTCGTGGAAATAATAGTGTTTTTTACGGTCGTGACATTACAGATATACAAGTTGACACACCTTCTGCAGGACAATCTGCTATCGTTTTCGATGGAGACTCTGTAGATATTGCGATAGATGATGTAGTGTATAATACAGGATGGAAAAATGGATTTTCAGCTAATATTTTGGCGACATCCGGTAGTATAAGTAGTAATTCAAGTGGAAAATTTCCTTGCAGTTACAGAGGGATAGAAAGTCCATTCGGAGATATCTGGCAGTTTGTCGACGGTATTAATATCAATGACTGGCAAACATGGGTATGTGAAAATGCTCAAAATTATGCAAGTAATGTATTCGCTTCTCCTTATGAACAAATCGGATATCTTAATCATAATGATAGTGGATATGTAACAGAAATGGGTTTTGATTCTGAATATCCGTTTGTGGAACTAGCTGTAGAAATAGGAGGAAGCTCATCAACTTACTATAGTGATTATTATTATGAAACAAACGGTCAAAGAATTGCTCGGTTTGGTGGTAACTGGTATTACGGCTCGAGTGTTGGGTTGTCTCGCTGGTCCTTGTACTATTCGTCTGGGACTTCGTACTCGTACCTTGGTGGGCGGCTTCTTAAGAAACCTCTATCTTTTTAGGGGGTTTGGGGGTCTACCCCCAAAAATGTTTTTAATGTTTTATGTTTTTTAAAGATTTAGGGGGTATAGGGTGCGTGCTTGCTCAGTTTGGTGGTAACTGGAATAACGGCTCGAATGATGGGTTGTCTAACTGGAACTTGAACAATTCGTCTGGGAATTCGAACTCGAACCTTGGTAGGCAGACTCTTATTAAAAGAAGATAAAAAGTTTTTCTAGCATCTTATATTCCACACCGCTTGGTGAAAATTAAACCGTATAGAGCAAGGTCTAGTAGCATTGAGTCGAAAAACCTTGAGGTTAATAAGAAATAATAGAAAGGATTTATGATTTTGAAAAGAGAAGGTTATATTTATAGCAAAATATACGATATAGAGAATATAAAAGCTGCAGTAATGAATTCTTCTAAAGAAAAGAGAAATCAAAACAGAGTTAAAAAAATATTAAACAATATAAATTTTTATGGGGAAAAAATAAAAAATATGCTAAGAAATAAAACTTATGAACCTTCGCCATATATTATAAAAGAGATTAAAGACGGAGCAAACAATAAAACCAGAAATATTTACAAGCCAAAATATTTTTCAGACCAGATAATACATTGGGCTTTAATGCAACAGATTCAGCATATAATCATGAGGGGCATGTATTATTATACTTGTGGAAGTGTGCCAGGTAGAGGTACTAATTTAGGGCAAAAAACTTTAAGGAAATGGATAGACAGAGATTATATAAATACAAAATATTGTTTAAAAATGGATATAAAAAAGTTTTATCCTTCAATTAATAATAAAATTTTAAAAGAAATGTTCAGAAGAAAAATTAAAGATAAAGATTGCCTTTGGTTAATCGATAGTATTATAGACAGTGCCAAAGGCTTGCCAATCGGTAATTATACAAGCCAATGGTTTTCCAATTTCTTTTTAGAAGGGTTAGACCATTATATTAAAGAAAAATTAAAGATAAAATATTACATTAGATATGTTGATGATTTAGTTCTATTAGGAGCCAACAAAAAGAAATTACACAAAGCTAAAAGAAAAATTGATATTTATCTCAAAAAAATAAAATTAAAAATAAAAGGTGATTGGCAAGTTTTTAAGATTAATTGTAGAGCGATAGATTTTCTTGGGTTTAGATTTTTCCGCAACAAAACTATACTCAGAAAAAGAAATGCACTTAGAATTAGAAGAAGATTTAATAAAATAAGTAAAAAGAAAAATCTAAATTATAAAGACGCGTGTGCAATAATTTCTTATTGGGGTTGGATTAAAAGATGCGATAGTTATAATTTCTATCACAAATATATGAAACCTAAAGTCAGTCTATGGAAAGCTAAAAAGGTGGTGAGTGCTCATGCAAAAGTTCGGAATTATAGAAAACGGAAAGCTCAAGAAAACAACTGAAGATACACCAGGAGCAAAAGTTATTATATATGATGATATTCCTGAATTCGACCAGATTAATGAAGCAATTTTTGAAAGCAATTTTATAGAAAAGGAAGATTATATATTTGTTGAAGTTGAGGTTAAGGAAGTGGTTCAAGATAACTCAGAAACGGAAGGAGAAATGTTCTAATATCTGCTGGGAATTAATGGAATTAACAGAAAGACAAGCTGAAATTATAAAGAAATTTGCTAAAAGAATAAAAGAATTAGAGTCGATTATTGAAAGTTTAGAGTAACACAATAGTAAGAATTAAATTCAAAAAATAGGAGAATATTTATGAATAATACAGAAGTATTAGAAGAATATTTCTCTTTATTTGAATTAAGAGGGCATAGTCAATTAACAATTACTAATTATGGCTATGCTTTCAATGAATTTTATAATTTTTTTGAGAATAAAAAATTTGACGAAATTAAAATTAAAGATATTCGTTCTTATTTAAGAGAAAAGAAAAAAACTGTTAAAAAATCAACTCTTAAAAATAAAATAACTATAATAAAAACTTTTTATAAATGGTTAAAAGAAGAAAAATATATTAAAGAAAATCCAGCTAAAAGAATACAAAAACCACATATTAATGATAATGTAAGACGTCATTTGAAACCAGAAAAAGTAGAATTAATTAGATTAGATATTAATGATTTATTTGATATTACTATGTTTGAATTATTTCTTAGTAGTGGATTAAGGGTAAGTGAATTTGCAGATCTTGATTGGAAAGATATTGATTTTCATGATAGAGAAATCAAAGTAAGACATGGTAAAGGTGATAGAAATTAAAGTCTGCTAGCAAACCTCGTGGACTTGCCCCGAGGAGTGTCAAATTAATACTACAAAAAGATATATAGAGGTAGATAAGAGTAATATAGATTATCATTTCAATTAAGCATTTGCTTAAAGAAGATGATATTTATTAAATTATTAATTATAACATTAATTTTAATTTTAACATTAACTTTTAGTATACAAGCATTAGAAAAAGATAAATTATATCATTTTGGAGCAGGAAATTTTGTATATTTTATGTCAGAACAATTAAACTTTGAAAAACCAATAATTATGGTAATAGGAGTAAGTTTGACGAAAGAATTACATGATTATCTTAGTGATAGTTATTCAGTAAAATTAATGGATATAGTAGTTACTATAACAGGTGGTGTATTTGTAAAGGTGGTGTTTTAATATGAGTGATACCTATTCTGGTTGGGAAGAAACAACTGGACAAGATGATACTCATGAAATAGATGATACATTTGAAATAGATGATTATCGAGATATTAGTATATTTTTTGATGAATTATTTGGTGAACATGATGTATTTCTTGTTATTTATCAAGATTTAAAGTATGAAGAAAAATTAATTAATTTAGAATATGAAGAAAGATTAATTAATATACAATATGAAGAAAGATTAATTAATATACAATATGAAATTTATTCAAGACCTAATACTACATTTTCTAATCCAAGACTTAATACTACATCTTCTAATTAAGGTTGGGTTATTTTAGATGGAGTAATATTTAAAATGTATTATATAGCTTATAATGAAGATAAGTCTATTATTCACGTTGGGGAAATACCAGAAGGTAATCAACTGGTAACAGCACAGCCTATCTTAGAAGAATTTTATGATGAAACAGATTGGAAAACTAGAGCAGAAGAATTAGGCTATGTGTTTCCAGTAGATGAAGAAGTTTTGGCTTAATTATTAGTGGTGAAGTGCAACAATAGTAAGAAAGTTTTTAATATATAAATATTAAATAAAGTTAAACAATATTATGGAAGAGGTGATACATTTGCCGATAATTGGAGATAGCATAATTTTAAAATCTAAATTTTATGATTATGATGGTATACCTACTAATGGTAGTAATATACAAATAAATATATATGACAAAAACAAAAATGTAGTAGAAAATATAACTACTGGGATAGATAACGTTGATGTAGGTGAATATCATTATGAATATACTATTCCAGATGGTTTTGGTTATCTCATATATGAATATCAATGTGAAATAGGAGGTAAAACTGCTTTAAGGAGGGAGAAAATCCCTAGAATATGGGTAGGTGATGACTAATGGCAGAAGTATTTGCTGCATATGAAACTAATATAAAAATTTCTAAATTAGAATCTTATACTGATACTACTACTATAACTGATACTAGTGAATATGTTGTTAATAATCTAGCTAATAGAACAGTATTCCCTATAATAGAAATTATTGCTAATGGTAGTGTAACACTCAATAGTATAAGTAATAATAGTCAGAAGATAGTAGATATAAATAGTCTAAATTTATCTGATACGGATATTATTAGTTTAGATTTTGAAAATCAAATATATAAATTAAATAATGTTTCTATTATTAATGATATAGATTTTACTAATAATAAAAGATTAAAATTTATTGCTAATATAGAAAATACATTAGAATTTAATTTTACAGGTACAGTTGATATTAATATAATTTATAATAAATATCAAAATAATAATCAATTAAATTATATTAGAAATTTAAGAATAAATACTGATAATTCTTTTAATAAAATTAAAAAATTTAATAGTAATAAAATTAATTATAAAAAGAAAAACGGTGTTACATATAGTTTTAGTTTTGGTAAATTAAGTGTTAATTGGGATTTATATGATAAAATTAATAGTGATGATGAATTTATGATAACTTATTATGAAAAAAATGAAGATACATATGAGGAATATGAAAGATATTTAGTTGGTGTAACATTTGATAGGTATGATAAAAGTTTTAATGAAAGTAATGGTTTAATCATACAAAATAGTTCAGGTGATGGTATGGATATTCTAGAAAAAGAATATTTATAATATTATAAATAATAATAAAATTAAATTAAAGGAGAGGATTTTTATTATGGTAAAGGAAAATAAAAAGGAAGAACAAAAGGTATTAAAAGGGAAATCATTATGGAATAATTTGAAAGGTGCTAAAGATGAAATTAAAGAAATTGTACCAATTAATTTTAATGGTTGCAAAGGTGAAATAACAGTTATATTTAGAGATATTGATATGATACAGGATATTTATGAAGAATATTCTAAAAAGATTCCTAGTAAACCTAAGGTCGAAGTTAAAGTAAGTGGTGAAAAAGTTACACTTGAAGTACCAAATGAAGATGAAAAATATAAAATATTTAATGATAAACCAGAAGCTAAAAAATTAATTGAAGAATGGGAAAAAGAATGTAAACCTATTGATAAAGAAAGAAATTATAGATTAGCTTATGAATTTATGAAAGAAAATGAAAGACCTTCTGATGATCCAGATGAAGGAGTGGAAATATTAGATGATGCTTTACCTTATGCAGATTGTTTAGAAATTATAAAAGTAGGTAATAAAATAAATAATTTTAGTAAGAAACTTGAAGATTCAACAAAAAACTCTTAAAACCCAATAATCAAACAGGATATATAGAAGATGGAATATCTTTTAGATATGTTCTGTTAGATACTTGGGAAAAATTTAGCATAAATCCGTTAGAATGGGATAAATTAGATAGAGAATTACAATTAGAATTATTAGCTAAAAGGCAACTTGATACAGAATTTGAAATAAGACAAAATAAAAAAATGAAAAATAATTAAGGGATAGGATTCATTTCTATCCCTTTTATTTAAATGAGGTGATTTTCATGAACGATATTAAGTTATCACCATTAGAATTAAAACAAATTAAAAATGATATAAAACAATTAACACATCAAATAGAATTACCTATATCTTATTTTAATGATAGTGGTTGGAATCCTGGACATTCAGATGTAGGTAGTGGTTGGTCAAGTTATGATAATTATTGGTGTGGTAAAGAAAAAATATCCAAAGTTAATATCAAAAGATTTCCTTATGGAGATTTAAAAACAGGTGATTTAATATTATATATTAATTCTAGTACTACATTACCTGATAGTGATAAATATAAAATAAAATATAATGATATAGAATATACAACTAATGAAGGTTTAATACCACAAAGTACTATAAATGAGAATATATTATATTATATGTTGGTGGGTAAAAGATGATTAAATTTGATATTAATGAAATTAATAAAATGGCTAATAGAATTAAAAATTTAAAGAGTAATATAAAAATAGGTAAAAAAAGATATTTAAAAATGTTAATTGGTAGTAGTAATATTAATATACAAGGTAAATTGAAAAGTAAAATTAATAAATTAGTTTACCAAACAGAAGAACCTGATTTTTACGAAAGAACTTATGATTTATTTAATTCAGTAAAAGTTATGAAAACAGATAATAAAACAATTTTATATATAGATGATGAATGGTTATCAACTAGACCACAAGTGATTAATAAATCTAAATCAACTGGTACTGCTACAAATGCTCATGGTAATCCTTCTACACCTTATTCTTTAAGAGTAGAAAAAGATTTTAATTATAGGAATGAAAGAGGTCATGATTATAATAGAAAAGGTTCACATTATATGGAAGAAACTTTTAATGAATTAGTTAGTGATGTAATTAATGGCGAAGCTGATCCAATTGAAATTATTAATCCTATTTTAAAAAAATGGTCTAATTAAGGTTGTGATTAGATGGAAAATAAAGTAGATAAAATTAATTTTAAAAATTCAGTAGAAGTTATTTTAGAAGAATTTTTAAGTAATCAATATAATGTAGATGACCCTATATATGATATATATGTTGTATTTGATTATAAAGATGTACAAAAATGTAATCAAGAAATTGATAAAGATAATTTAACTAATAAACCTATAATACATATAGTTGAAAATAATATTAGTAATGATAAAGAAACTTATGGTGATGGAGAATTAAAAGTACAAACTAATTATTTTAATTATTCTATATTTTCTGTAATTAATGAAAATTATCTTCCTAATAAAAAACGTAAAATATTATTAAATGAAATATCAAGTAAAATAAAATATAAATTTGATAATTATAAAAATTATTTAGATGAATTTAAAAATGTAGATATTAATTATTCTAATGGTATATTAAGTAAAAAATCTGATAATTTATATGCAAGTCAACAAATTTTAAAGTTTATAATTTATAAAGAATTTTAAAATAAAAAGGAAGGGGTGGTATTATATAGGAGGTGAATTAATTTGCCAGGTGAAACTTATAATTTAGGCATAGAAGTAGAATTAAAAGAAAATAAAATTAATCAACAATTAAAAAAACTTGGAGATAGATTTGAAAAATTAGGTAAAACTATGTCTAAAGTTAATAAAAATTTAAATACAGAAACAAAAAAAGTTACTAGAATTGTTGATAAAGAAAGTAAAGAATATAAAGAATTAGAAAATAATTTAGAAAAAGTAAATAAAGAAAAAAAAGAATTAACAAGTAATAATAATAAACTTAAAAAAACCATTAATAAACAATCTAAAGAAATTAATAATTTAAATAAAAAATTAAAAGATAATAAAAAAGGAACAAATGATGCAAAAAAAGCTAATGACAGTTGGTTAAGTAGTTACTCTGAATCACTCCAGATAGCAATAAAAAGTACTGCAATTTGGGGTGGAGCAACAACTGTAATTTATGGTACTAAACGTGCTTTAGAAGAAATAACAACTGTAATTAAAACAGTAAATAGAGAAATGGTAGAATTACAAAAAGTAATGAATCCTTCTATTACTAATTTTCAAGAATTAAAAGAATCTGCTGCTGATTTAGGAGTAGAATTTGCTAAAAATATTGGTGATGTAATACAAGGTATGGTTAAATGGGGGCGACAAGGTAAAGAACAGATACAAGTGATAGAATTAACTAAAGCTGCTTTACTTGCTTCAAATGTAGCAGAAATGGATGCTGCTCGTAGTGTAGAATATTTAACAAGTGCAATATTACAATTTAATTTAGATGCATCAGAAGCTGTTAATGTAGTTGATAGATTAAATGAAACTGCTAATAATTTTGCTACAACTGCTACTGATCTAGCTGAAAGTATAAAAGAAGCTGGTAGTGCTGCTAATAATGCTGGAGTAAGTATAGATTCTTTAATAGGTATGACTACTGCTTTAACTGCTGCTACTGGTAAGAGTGGTAATAGAATAGGTAATGCATTAAAGACTATTTTTAGTAGAATACGTGGTGATACTAATAGTACAGTAGAATCTTTAGGTAAAGTAGAACAACAATTAAATGAAATAGGTATAGCAATAAGAATTAACGAAACTACTTATAGAGATTTAACTAATGTATTAACGGATTTATCTTTAACATGGGATACATTAGATGGTGTAATGAAAGATAATATTGCTCGTGCTATGGGTGGTAGAAGAAGGTATTCAGATGTAATATCTTTAATAGAAAATTGGGATATTGCAATGAAAGCAACTACAACTTCAATGAATTCAATGAATTCTGCAATTGAAGAAAATGAAACTTATATGCAAAGTATATCAGCACAGTGGACACAAGCTAGAGCAACTTTTGAAAAATTAGCAGTTATGATCGGTGATGCTGGTGGAGAAAGTGTATTATTAGCTGCTGCTGGTTATGCTAAAAATTTATTAGAAGAAAGTATGAATTTAGTATTTGGATTAAAAGCAATTGAAGAACAATCTAATAAATTATCAGGTGCTTTAAAAGATTTAAAAGTAATATTAGGTGGTATTGCAACATATTTTGGTTACACTTTATTAGCAAGTCATCCTGTAATAGGCAGTTTAAGTTTGATGGCTTATTCAATTGCTGATTTAGTTTCTGAATATGGTGAATACCAATTAAAATTAGATGAAGTAAATAATAATAAAGAAAAATTTAATAATTTAACTGAAAGAGGTAACGAATTAAGCGAAGAAGAAATAAGTAATATTGGTGATTTAGTTGGTCATTATTCTGGATTAGTAGATGAAGTTTCTAAATTACCAAATGAAATTGATAAAATGCTTAATGAAATGAACGTTATTGAATCTGGTTTTTATATGATACAAGATTTTTTACCTTTTGGTGATTCTGATATTAAAAAAGCTGAAGAAAAAAGAAAAGATATAATAGAAACTTTAAGATTTACTTTCCCCAATTTATCAGAAGAATATAAAAAAAATGATAAATTTTTAAATGAAGTTAATAAAACTTTAATGGATTATCAAATAACAATTGAAGGTACTAATGCTTACATAAGTAAACATACTAAAAAAATATATGAAATGATAGAACAACATAGAAGAGAAAATCATTTATTAAAAGAAAAAGTTAAAACTTATAAAGAATTATCTAATAAAAGTGGATTGGTTGCAGAAGAACAAGCACAATTAATAGCAGTTACTAAAGATTTAGAAAGTCAATTTCCTGCATTATCTAGAGAAGGTAATAATTTTGTTGATACACTTGACGCTATATTAAAAGAAAGTCAACAAGAATATGGTTTAGGTGGTAGTGCTTTAGAAGAATTTATAAATACACTTGAAGATAATTTAGATAGATTAAATAATGAAGTCCTTGATGATTTAAAAAGTGCTAAAGAAGGATATGCTGAAGAAATTGGTGAATTAGAAAAAGAATTATCAACTATAGATAAAGATAAAAATAGTTTAGAATGGTCTAAAGTTAATAAAGAACTTGTTCAAGCTAAAAATAATTTTTCTAATACAATTTTACAAATTAATAAAGCTAATAAATCAATAAATTTACATAATGAATATTTAAAAGAATTGAATAAAGAATATGATGATGATGGTATAGATAATTATTTAGCTAATTTAGAAAATTTAAAAAATCCATTAGACGATATAAGAGAAAAATTTCAAGATTTACAAGATTCAATAAAAGGTGTTAAAGAAAGTTTAGAATTAGATTTAAAAGAAATTAAACTTTTTGGTAATAAAGAAGGTTTAACTGATATAGAAAAAATGGAAAAAGAAGTTAAAACATATACTAAAGCACAAAATAATATAATTAAAATATGGAGAGATTTATCATTATTATCAGATGAATTTGATAGTGAAAGTTTAACTAAAAAAATTGAAGAACAATTTGAAACTGAAAATTTAAATGTAAAACAAAAAAATAGAATTACTCAAATAATTGATAGTTTAGATCCTAAACCATTAGAAAATGATATACAAAATGCTATTAATGAAATATTTAATGTAATTTATGATGATTGGGAAAAAGAAAAAAATGAATTAAAAGCCAAAATTGATTATAAAGAAATATTTAGTTTTTATAATAATGAAAATTTAAAAGAATTATCTAAAAATGAAATACAAAGTTTTATTAATAA